GCAGCGCCCCCGTAGCCGCCGCATCATAGACAAGCGTTCGATCCGGCAAATGAACGTATAGGTATTGATGCGAGCGGTCCAAGCGCGCTTCAAGCAAAACCTCCGCAAGTTGATCCTCAGTGTATCCCTGCAAAAGCGTGTCAATCTCGCGCGTGCTGATCTTCTGCACTTCGCCAGATGCGCCGATGTAAATGGCCGGCGCTTCATTCCGGGCGCCGCCGAGGAAGGCAATGGCCTCGCCCATCACGCAACATGCGTGTGTCCCCACAACGCCCTTCTGGATTACCGCGCGCTCATTGCGCTGAAACGGAAAGCCGGTTGCGCCGGTGTTATCATAAACCTCAATCGTGTGCCGGTTTAAGGCATAAACCTCATTCCGGAACTTGATCAGCGCCTTGATAGGGTCGGGGTCAATCTCAGCCGATCCGTATTTCAAGGGATCAACGGCAAAGGGATCGTTCAATTCCGTAATTACCAGAAATTCGCCGTCCGTGGTCATGAAATAGCCGTCAATCCAAATCACGTCTAGCACGGCACCCAAGTCTGGATCAGTCACTTGTTGAAGCGGGGCGCCACTGTAAAGGAACAGATTGCCCGCGCTGGCGATGGCCAGATAATCAAAGCTGTAGTCAAAGGATACCAAACCGCCCGCACCAACATCACCCAAATCAGTCAACGCGCCGCTTGCCTCTATCCGCACAAGGCGCGAACCCATGACGCGATAGCACTGGCCACGCCATTCAATGCCGCCTCGATCAACGCCTGGGCCTGTCCCAAGTTGAACCAAGCCATCGCCAGGCCGAAGATAGCTGCGCGAAATGCCGGCGCCAGTCGGGACCGGAACCAGATTAACCGGCAACGCCACGCGGAAGTCCGCAGCGTTGTCGGTATAAATGCCACTGATGATCGGCACCTCTGGCATTTACCACTTCACCTTATTTGCCCAATAAGCTGCGCTCATCTTGCCCTTGGCGATATTCGACGCATGGCGCGCCTGGAAGCTTTCGCGGCGGTTGCGATGCGCCTCACTCTCACCTTCCTTGCGGGGGGAACCGCTCACGCCCTGTTGCCCGAAGCGGATGGTCTTCACCTTATCGCCTTCCTTGGCAACGACAACGTGCGATTTCTTGGAATGCGTTGGCGTTCTCTTGGGCTTGTCAAAGCCCTCAACGCCAGCGCGGGCAAGGCGCGGGTCCTTCGCCATTACACACCAAAGGCGCCAGTCTGAACGTGTAAAGTCGTGCCAAGCGCGCTGATATGCTGTAGGGTGTTTTGATCCTGCTCCTTGTAGAGAATGACCTCCGAACCTGCCCTGATCGGCGTATCGGCAGTCGTTGCCGCGCCGCCGCCAAAACGCACATGGCATATGTTCGATCCCACATTGACCAAGCGAACGCTGGTCGCAGTAGGGTCAATGTTTGCGGATGCTGAAGCGGCACCAGGCGACAACACCTGATTGGCGCCGGCAGTCGGATTGAATGGCCTGAAAACGGTCATTGGCTTAACTCCCTGACATGATTTCCCAGTTGGTGCCATTGCTGACAAGCGTGGCCCAATTGCCGGCGGTGCCGGTCAAGATCGCCGTACCCGCCGCACCACCGGCGCGCGGGATCACATTGGAAGATGCGCTGTTCACCGCTTGCGCCTGGATGGTCTTAATTGTCACCACGCGGCCCGTATAGGAACCAGCCGCCGGCAGCGTCACAACGCAAGCCGATCCGGCTTTGTTGTTGATCAGATAATCTTCGCCATCCGCAAGCGTGAAATCTGCCGTCTTGGTTACGGGTGCCGCGCGCCGCAATCCGGTAATGGTTGGCTGCGCTGCAAAAACCGCCGCGCCAGATCCGGTTTCATCGGTAAGAGCAGCCGCAAGATTGGCGCTTGAAGGCGTAGCAAGGAACGTCGCCACATTGGCAGCTAGGCCGCTGATACCCGTCGTCACAGGCAAGCCCGTGCAATTCGTCAATGTGCCGCTGGCAGGCGTCCCCAGCACGGGCGCTGTCATTGTGGGGCTGGTAAGCGTTGGGTTGGTAAGCGTTGGGCTGGTAAGCGTCTTATTCGTCAACGTGTCAGTCGTCGCGCGCCCGACAAGCGTATCTGTCGCGGTCGGAAGCGTCAGGGTGCCCGTATTGCTGATGGTGCTGATAACTGGCGCCGTCAACGTCTTATTCGTCAGGGTTTGCGCGCCAGTTGTGGTCGCCACCGGAACGCCACCGGCCTGCACAACACCAGTCCCCTTACCAATAAGGTTTAGGTTGATGTTCGTATCGTTTCCGGTCGCGCTGATGGTCGGCGCATTGCCAGCCGCCGCATTGGCAACCGTGATCTCATTCACAGCGGAAGCGGTAGCAGACACCCGCACAAGCTCATTGCCGTTCACGTCATTGATCGAGGTGGAAAGCGTCAATGTGCCGAAATTCGATCCGGTATTGCTTGATAGCGTATACCATGCGCTTTGCAGCGCATTAAAGCGAATGGTGAAGAACCCGCCGATCCCAAGCGCGCCAGGCGTCCCGACCAGCGTGGCGCCGTTACCAGCAACGGTAAGCGCCGCAATGCTTTGGGACGACGCCACAAGGATTTCCTGCCCATCAAAGCAGGATGCAACAGGCGGCAGGGTAATCGTGCCGGCGGCAAAGGCGCCAGATGGGTTCAGGATTAGGAACAGGCTTTGCGTTTGCGCGCCAAGCTGCCAATTAAACCCTGAATTGGTTGGCGCATTGATCAGCGTGAGATAATCAGGATCAGCGAAATTGCCACGGAAAAAATCAAGTAGTGCCGTGATTGACACGCGCCGCGCATCGCCATTTACCGGGGAATAAACCGGCAGTTGATCGCCACCGGAAAGCTGATCCAGGGCGGAAAGCTGGTTGATATACGGCATGGTCAGAACTCCAGCGGGCCTTCCGGCCCTGTCAAAACTGCATCTTCCGGCGCGGGGAAGAATGGATCATCGCTGTTCCATGGCTTGTTGCCGGCGCCGCTCGGCATGGTGCCGGGATATTGCATCTCACGCGGCGCGGTCGCGCGCGCAAGCAGCACCTCATACCCTTGCCGGGCTGAAGCCTTCACCTCCACCGCTACCTGCTTGCCATAGGCCGGCGCCAGACGCAGCGCCAAATTCGTAATCACCGCTTCATTGGCGCTGTCGGGGACGGACGTGATTTCATCCAAGCCGGTATAGGCCGGACTACCCGGCAACGGATACGCAAGGCGAATGCCCTTGCCGTTCCATGTCGCCATCATGGCGTCCAGGCGGCGCAAAGCGCTATCCATCTGGTCAGGCGTAATGTCGAAGGTATAGGCTGCAAGGCCGATTTCTTCAAAAGCCGCTTCGATGAATTGGCGCTTGGTGTAGCTCATAGCGCGGTCGCCTGGATTGCGGCCTCAATCTCGCGCCGTAACCGCCGTTCGGACCATCGGCCATCCACATCAATGCCCAGCTTTTCAGCCTGGGCAACCAGCAGCGCGCGTTCATTCGCCAAGGATTGCCACGCGGGCGGCGCATCCACCGGTGCGGGCGCTGGAAGCCCTAGCGCGGCGTCCTCTAGGCTCCACTGCCAGCCATCACGAAAAGCCGCCTCAAGCGCCTCTGGCGAGGCTACGGGCCGCGTGTCATAGGTCTTATCATGCGGGCCGGGATAAGGCCCTGGGCAGCGGTAAACCAAGGCGGGAAACTCTCTCATTTCTTACCCTTCGCAGTCTTGGCGCTTTCGCGAAACGCCTTGGCGGAAGGCGCGCCAGTGCTGCCAGGTTTCCGCATCTTCTCTTTCGATCCTTCCGCAATCCTGGCGCGCTTGGCGTGGATATTGGCGTAAAGGCCGGGCGGTTTCGATTTCATGCCTTTTTCGGCGCCTTTCCAGGCTTTCCAGCCTTCATGGCAGCCGTGCGGGCGGTATTCAGGGCGATTGCCACGGCTTGCTTTTGCGGCTTTCCTGCCTTCATTTCCTTGCTGATGTTCTTGGATATGGAACCCTTGGAATAACCCTTGGTCAGCGGCATGTGCCCCTCCATGGTGAAGGGGCAGGCCGTGAAGCCTGCCCCAAGGTGTTAGCCAATCCGGTAGGTGACGAAAGTATCCGCCGCCGTCTTGCGGGTGCGGAACCGGGCAGCAGAACCGGAAGTAGCCGCCGTGGCGCCAGACCCGACAAGCGTATGGCCGGAAGCGCCAGCCGTGGTCGTCAGCGCGAAGGCCGCAAGCGTAATCACCGACCAATCAAAGAAGTCGTTGATCGCAAAGTTGCTGGCCAAG